CGGACCCGCCGTATGGACTCGAATTCATGGGGAAGGAATGGGACCGCCTTGACGTTAGGCAACCGGGCGATGACACGTTTCACCAATCAGGCGCTGGCCCATTCGACCGGGCGAAGGTACGGCACTCAAGCGCAGCGAGCTACGGCGGTGGCGTTGGCGTGGCGATTCAGAAATGGCATCACGCTTGGGCGCTAGAAGCCCTGCGCGTTCTCAAGCCGGGAGGTCACTTACTAGCCTTTGGTGGGTCACGAACCTATCACCGTCTCGCGTGCGCAATCGAGGACGCTGGCTTCGAGGTCCGCGACTGCATCATGTGGATTTACGGCAGCGGCTTCCCGAAGTCGATGGACGTGAGCAAGGCGATTGACAAGGCGGCTGGTGCGGAGCGGGAACGCATACGGGGCGTTAGATCTGGCGTCGTAGCATCTACCTACGCGCAAGACGCTTGGTCAAAAGAGTTCAAAGACTCGGTTCTATCGGCTGAGCCAATAACCGATGACGCTCGCCAATGGTCAGGCTGGGGCACGGCCCTCAAGCCGTCACATGAACCAATCATCGTCGCCCGCAAGCCGCTGAATGGGACCGTGGCCGCGAATGTTCTGCGGCATGGGACAGGGGCAATAAACATCGACGGATGCAGGGTGGTTCCGACTGGCGAGGTACTTGGCGGTTCTCATGTCTCGACAAAAACGGAAGGCTGGGATCGTCCATGGAAACATGATGTAGAGCATATTGCAAGGAGACAGGCCGAATGGGATGAGGCCGATCGCAAGGCAACGCAACTTGGCCGCTGGCCCGCGAACGTCATTCACGACGGCAGCGATGAAGTCACGGCGGGATTTCCAGAATCGGATGGCCAGCAAGGCTACGTGGGGCCAGAGCAAGGACTGAGGCCCAGCGTCAACGGCATCTACGGCGACTTTGGCGCACGTCCACCGTCGCCCCCTCGAGCGGACTCCGGCAGTGCGGCTCGATTTTTCTACTGCGCGAAGGCTGACGGAAGCGAGAGACGCGACAGCAAGCACCCCACGGTTAAACCGCTGACGCTCATGGAATACCTAGTGAGACTTGTGACTCCGCCATCGGGGATCGTGCTGGATTTGTTCATGGGTAGTGGCACGACGATTGAAGCCGCATATCGCCAGAACTTTCGAGCCATCGGCATCGAGCGAGAGTCCGGCTACTTCCCAGATTGCATAGCCCGCATAGAGGACAACCGTGCCCCGCTATTCGAGCCACCCCCACCCATCCAGCGGCAGCTAATAGAAACAACTTAACTGCTACAACTTAATGAAAATAAATTGCCACGGCGACACGCTGGATTTGAGCGTGCATACTTCCAAATGAGGGACACCAGGAGCGCGGCGTGCGCGGTTAAAAGGATGGCGCTTACCATTTCTGGGGACGCCTCCCATGTCAGACAATTTGAGGCACTGGATTTTCGAGAGGTACTTGCCGCAGAATCTAAAAGTCAGAAACGAAGCGACCCGCACCAACTACCGCCACGCCGTCAACGACTTGGCGGAGCTGCTGGGGCGCGAACCGCTGCTATCCGATCTGACCGACGAGACCTTGACCTCGCTGATTCTGCATCTACTGGGTCCGCGTAAGCTGGCAGAGACGACGGCCAACGAGCGCGCCGGGCGAATCAAAGCCTTCTGGACGTGGGCGGCGAAGAAACGCCACGTCGATCAATGGCCCACGTTCTCATTCGTGGCTGAGCCCGAGAAGATTCCGCGGGCGTGGCGCGAAGCGGAGATGGTCAAGCTGTTCAACGCCTGCCGATCAGCGCGCGGCGAGATTGACGGCATTCCGGCCTGGCGGTGGTGGTTCACGCTGCACGGTTGGCTGTGGTGTACGTCGGAGAGGATCGGCGCGACTCTGGCCCTGCGCGTTGAGCATCTATCGCTCGATGAGGGCGTAGCCGTTGTGCCGGCCAGCATACGCAAGGGGAAGCGTAAGGCAGCGATCTATTCGCTCTGGCCGGACCTCGTGGAAATGGTTCGGATGATTCTGCCTCCGCACGCGCCCGCCCGCGACTTGGTTTGGCCCTGGCCGCTGGACCCGACCTCGTTCTATAACCACTACTCTCGCTTGCTAATGCGTGCTGGGCTGCCTCACGATCGAACGTGCAAGCCGCACCGGATGAGGGTTAGCCATGCAAGCTGGAAGCATTACGCTGGCTTGGACGCTACGGCGGCGCTGGGACATTCGAGCGAGGAGACCACGAGGCGGAGCTACCTGGACCCGACGATTTGCAAGCCCGATGAGAAGCAGCTATTCCGTCCGTGGTGAGATCCCCTGGCACTTCCCAGATGCAGGTTAGCCATTGGCAAGCGGATTCAATACAATCATTTCATGGCAGCGCTCGACTCACTCCGCACCCACGGCTGGTCCTACCACGCCGGCTACAGCCACCAGTTCAAGAAGTTCCACGCGCGGGCATGGAAGCCGCTGGACAAGCCCAAGACGGTCAAAGCTCTGGGCGGCGGTGATATTCAAATCTTCCAGTATGTCGTCGGTGCGCTGGCTGACGACATCGAAAGCGCTGCCCTGGAATGCTTTTACAAGGCAGTGAAGGAAGAGGGCAGCGGATACTACTGGGAATATCTGCCGATCAAGAAGGTCGCTCACTAGGCCCAACAAAAAAGCCCCCGCAGTTAGCGTGCGAGGGCCAGAGTGTAGCTCAGCACCCCAAGCCTACCCCCGGCAACCGCCGCTGGCAAGGCGGACAACCACAACCAGTTGTCAGGCGCTAGACAACCGGGGGAGGGTGTCAGCACAAAAACCGCCCCGCCGCCCGTTGCCTTGCGGCAGCCTGGTTAGTTAGGCCGGGCGCGGACGGCGGGGAGGGAGAAACGCTAATCAGTGACGGTTGCCCGCCCTACTTTGTTTCCATTAATGTCGATCAGCGGCCAATCTTCGTCATCGACAATCAGGCCGCAGTTGCCAATCGTGTTTGCCAGCTTGTTCAGGATGCGCACCACCTCATCGACGCGCACGTGATTGCACTCGTCGGGTTGGTCGTCGTCGTGGAATGCGGCATTGTCCATTTGGAGGGTTATGGTGAGTGTCACGGCTAGTTGCTCCCTTCCGAAAAGTCGGGCGCGATGATCCCATAGCCGCCCATGTCGGAATGCAGCCGCAAATCGAGTCGCCGCATATCCTCATCATCGATCTTGAGCGCGTAGCCACGAGGATCGCGGTTCAGCAAAACGCGGATAAGCGGCTTGGCCTGCCTGATCGTGCGGAAATCCACCACCATGCCAGTACCCTCGCACGATGGGCAGTTGTCGCGCTGCACGCCAGGACGGCACGAGCATTTAGCGCCAGTTTTCGGCTGATACTCGTGGCGGTTGCCCAGCAGCGCATTAACTTGCGACAGGATCGCGTCAGAAACTTTATCCGCCTCATCGTAGCCGCCTGCAAACTCCGGCCCATTGCAGAGCCGCAGGCCCAGCGCTGCCCCTTTAGCCTCCAGCCGTCGCAGCCGCTTGCATAGGCTCACTGGGTCGCGATCGGTGGCATTCGGGAAGATAGCCAGCAGTTGCCGGCCGTGCTTCTCAATCGCCTCATACATTCGTTCTTGTTTCGTGGTCATTTCATTTCTCCCGTTAAAGGTTGCAAACACCCCTGGAACTACCAGAGGGACAGCGCGCCGGCCACCGTCGAAAGTGGCACCCCGCCTATCGGGCGGCGCTGGTGGGCTATTCGGCGGTAGCCGTCCTTTCAACTCGTGGCGTAACCTCGACGCTGTATTTATGGTTTCGCTTGCGTTTCTTCATGCGTCCCTCTAGAAACGCCGTCTCTAGTTCGCGGCGCTGACGTGTGGCCTCAGCGCTGGCAATATCCTGAACAGCATCGCAAATGTAATGGCAGGCGTCCCATCGCTGTCCCTCGTCAGGAACGGCAGCGATTATCAGCGGCAGCGAAGTTTCGCACCGTTTTCGGTTGTCGTCGGTTACGATCCAGCCGACACCGCCGCCATGCCGCCAGCGAATTGCGACATACGCGCCGCCAAGTTTACGTTCTTTAGTGAAAATGTCGTAGCGGTGGCTCGATCCGGTCCATTTTGTGTTACTGTTCGGAAAACCCCAACAGGGCCGTCCCTCGCCAAAGCAGCACCGCGCAACGTGCGTCCACTCTGCTGTGGTGACTTCGGTTTTTCCATAGACGCCAATCTGGCCGCCGTGGTTTTCGACGTAGGCCGGTTCGCGTTCTTGCATGATCGGTAGTTGCGGTTCTTCTCGCATTGGTATTTACTCCTCGCAAGCCCGCTCAGCGGCCTGCCTGGTTTTGTGACGACTCTTAATGTACTCACCAGCTCCCAGCTTGCGCACGGCAAGCCAGTAATGCCCCAACGAGGGGCTTTTGACTTCGACAACCGCCCAGTCACCGCAAGCGCTTTCATAGCGGCGCGTGGTGGCTAGTTCGGTACGTTTGACTTTGGCACGGCGCGGGAAGGTGGCAATCATTGCTGCACCTCCTCAATTGGCTGTGCAGTCCAGTAGGACGGCGCGAGTACCATTAGCCCTTCGTCAAAGCGTTCGACGGTGTAGCCTTCAGGGTCGGCGATATTCCAGCCGACTGAAATCAGGTCGTTTACGTTCTGATGGCTGGCACGCCCGGCATAATAGGCCGGAATGGCAACCAGCGAGCCGACGATAATTGCCGTAACGATCACGGCGCATTTCAGGTCGCGCGTTGTGGTCATTTGCCACCGCCTACCGCCAGCAATTCGCCAGCCTCAATCCGCCCCAGTATCTCCCGCATCGAATTCCTACAATCCTTTGCCAATCGCAGATAGCGTTCGGCAGGCTGACCGTCTAACCCCTCAGCCGCGGCAATCTCCCGCGCTCGCGCTGCAAATGCCTCAGCAAGCCCGCGATGCGCCATGGGTATCTCTTCGCACCTGGACAACAGCGGGTGCGCGTCGAGCTGCTCATCGAACAATCCCGCCTTAGCTTCGGAAGTCGTGGTAAAAATGACCGTCAGCCACGGGGGTAGATTCTCAAGCAGCCCCAATAGCCGCGTGATCGTCGCCCCGCGCATGCTGTGTGCTTCGTTGATAATCCAGCAGACGCCACGGCCGAATGGTCGCATTTGCTTATCGTGGCCGATTTCCCGCAGAGTATCGGCGGTCACTTCAGACCCGTCAATTTCCGTCGTCCCGTGATCGTCCGCCACTTCTGCGGCAATTAGACGGGCGAGCGTAGTCTTTCCCGTGCCGGTCGGGCCAGCCATGAAATAGGCGCGCCCAGATAGACCGCGCTTTCGCAGCCGGTCTATGGTTTCGATTGCCTTTGCCTGCCCGACTACTTCGGACCATTGGCGCGGGCGGTATGCCTCACTTAGTCGCATTGTCGTTTCTCCTGTATTCGCGGTAACTAACCGCTAGGTTTGCCCTGTCATCGTCAGTAGCGGGTGGGCATTCCGCTAGACCGGCGCGGGGCCGGTTTCGACTTAGATCGGGTACATATCCCGCATATCGGCGCAGTGCCGGTAATGGTCGCCCGCGCCGACGTTGCCTTTGGCATACTCGGCATCCGCCAGCAGGTCGAATTGCTCGCGATTTTCAACGTGCTGCGAGCTAATCACGCGCTGCCTTGCGCCTTGCGTGATGGTCACCAGCACGCGCTGCCAGCATTCCGGCCGGTCGGGATGACGCGCCTTCAGATTGGCGAATATCTCCGGCAGCTTGTTGCTGCAATCGCGCTGGCATTCGGCCAACGTGTCGCCAGTCGCGAATGAGACATTTCCGTTGAGCCATGCGATAAACATTGATCGTTTCCCCTATGGTTGCTGGATTGTGACAGCGCTGGGAACTACCCAGCCCGCATTACCGCCCACGTGGGGCGTCGCTCTGCTAAGCCAATACTCTGCCGCGCGCCGATACCTTGAACCACCGGCCTGATTGCCATTCCAGCGGCAGTCGAGTCTTGGGCCGCGGGGCGTCGCGCTGCTCCGTCTGGATCGACTGAGTAGAGCCACCGTTGACTAGCGGCAGATAAGAACCACTGGCAAAGCGCTGATTGTCCTGTTTCGCGTAGTACTCGCCCGGTCTGCTCTGGGTGACAATCCAGCCGGATAGCTGCTCTGCTGTCTGCTCGTGATACTTAAGGAAGTCGAAGGTGCGGATTGTAGTCGGCCAATAGACTGCGGTGAGCATAGGCGCGTTGTAATCAGGAGACTCTGCGCGAATGCAGAGCACACCGCCAACGTCTGCTAGTGAGTAGGTCGTATTTGTCATGGTTTAATTCTCCAATTTGGTGTTTGTGGGAAGGATGGCAGGGATTTAGACAATAGCCCAAATCTCTTTACACTCGCCATTCTCGCAAGCGTAGAGCGAGGCATTGCCATGATCGTTGACGTGGAGAACTTCGCCAGAATAATCCGCTGGGACTTCCGACAGATCATCCACGCGCAAACCGTCGAAGTCCTCTAGCGAATCGGACGACAGCCAAAAACCGTAATCGCTGCCATCCCCCTCATGCGCGCCGAAGTGAAAGTAGGGCAGCGCGAAAGTACCAAGTTCGTCAAACAAGTCCGATAGATCGGAGTCGCTGTCATCGTCAGCGCTGTAGTACCGATCATCGCCAGAATTCATGCGCTCTTCGATTTGGCCAAGCATCTTGTCCAGTCTGGCAAATTCCTTTGTCGCTTCTAGTTCGTTCGCAAAATGTTTCTGCCATTCCAGCGAGCGCTCTTCATTCAAGTCGCTCAAGAGATCAACGAAACACGGAATCAAGTCCTCATTCCGCATTGTGCCGTGAGATACACTTCCGATTAGTTTGTTCGCGTTCATGCTGTTTCTCCCTCTTTGCGGTGTTTCCCAGGTAACTAGGCTGGGCGTTGACTAAAGGCAGCCAACATGTGTAGAGTATGGTATCGGATACTAGTCGTCAATACCATACGTCAAAGATTTCCAAAGATGGCAGAAACAAGCGGCAAACTGGCGGCAAAGATCAAAGCAGCCGTTGAGAAGGACACTCGCTCTATCTACGCGCTGGCTCATGCCGCGGGCATCGGTCGCACCCAGCTTGGCATGTTCATGCGCGGCGAATCCGATATGACGCTCACCATTGCCGCTCGGCTGTGTGAGGTGCTGGGGCTGGAATTGACGGATAAGAAAATCCGAAAATCTTAAATCGGCCGCAAGCTGGACAGTTGGTATATTGGACTATTCCAGCCCAGTTTCTACGCGCCGACCGTCTAACGTTGTGCGTCGATAGTCGTACTGGTCACGCCGTGCGCCGAGCATCGACCGTCTACCCAGCATGATCGACCGTTGATTGTGGGCTGTTTGGCCGCTGTTGTGGCCTAGCGTGGCCGCGGTGGCCTGACGTACCAAAAACAGCCATTTTGCGTACCCCAGATTACCTAAACACCCCATACACAACACTGGTGGTACATGCTAGTTTGTCGTAAGTCGTTGTGGCATAAGGAGTTAGGTTGTGATGCACGATTGCAAATGCAATTGAATTGCAATAGAAACGCATTCAAGAGCACCTTTCCGCTGTCCGGCTTGCCGCAACTCGCTGCTATGACAGTGTTTACGTCGAGGGAGTGCATCGAAATGTACACAATCTAGATAGGGGTCATGGCCCCCCGGCGGCCGGCCGTACTTATGTTATATTCCCCTCCGACACTTTTTCACCTATCTGGGACAAGTGGCCTGTAACGCACCAGAATCGCTCAGAATCGACGCTGATGAGGGCGCTCGTCCCTGGTGCCACGTCTGCTGGCAGGTCGTCCTCGGCGCGCAGTGGTGCCAAATTTCACCGCATTTGTTTTCGCTGTTGCACTCAGCCATCGAAGGCTCCTCCAGCGCCCATGCAAAGTGAGTCCGCACGCTCGAACCTTTGCATGAAAACCAAACACCTGTTAACGGCTTTCCCGTCTTCTGTAGGTGATTTCTTTGGTGGCAGTCTTTTGCGTGGTTGTGGCGACCCGCTTATACGGCGACTACTTGTCCGGTGCCTCGTCGCGATAGGGAGGCTTATGTGTCGGCGGAGTGTACCGCCTGATCTGGGCTGATTCCGTTTTCTCTCTCGAACTTCTTGGCAGCGTTGAGTTTAAGGCATGACAGAAACGTGCCACACTGCGCACACAAGAGCTTAGAAAATGGCCTACTGATCGAGTCTGACCAGTATTCGATAGAGCCTGATTCGCAACCGCATTCGCATGGTTTGCTTAGCGGATATGCCAGTGGTATGGCTCTCAAGAACTTCGTGGATTTCTTCGCTCGTCGTGGCTTTGGATCGTCGTGCCTGCGGAGTAGAGTCCGCTTGGCGGCGTCTTTTCTGGCGGCTTTAATCCAGCCGAACTTATGCGACACGCGAAGCCAGCCTTTCTAGGCCCGCTTCGTAAAGATGAGCTATCGCGTGTGGGTTGATAGGCGCGGCGCAAGGGCCGGGCTGTGGAAGATGCTTGATTTCGTTCCTGCGCGGCAGAGCGCAGCCCGGCCGAGAGAATCGGTCGAACACCCTGACGCACATAACGAATCAAGCGTCAGAATCTTTGCCTACCTGCCCCTCAGAAGTCAAGGGCTCGTCGTCAGAAACGGCCAGCAGCATCGCCTCTGAGTCCCTGCCGAACAGCCAGTTTTGAGCGTGGCTGTAGCATTCACAAATGCCAGCTCTGGTTCCGTGTAGCGTGAACTTGGATTCCTGCGGTTCGATGCTCGGCGTCTCATAGCAAACCCAGCCGCCCCAGAATAACGCCTGGATCACTCGTGATGTTTGCCGACACCAGAACGTCGGAGGCGATTCGCAGATGGTGGTGACGGTCAGTTCCTCGCTCATTCCCCCGGCTCCTGTGCCAACCCCTCTGCGGCTTGCTCCACCGCCACATTCGGAAACTGATCCTTCGGAATTTCCTGGCCGGTAGCGGAGTCGCACCACTTGCCGTCCTTGAAGATTAGGAATTGCTTGGTTGGCGGATTGCCGAATTGCTTGGGTGGTTCTGGTAATGGTTCGGTCATACTTCCTCCACGCTGCCGGGAACGATGCGCCAGCCGTCAAACCATTTCTTATCGTAATAGACTTCGCGTTCTGGAATGGCGGTTCTGGAGCCAAGATATTCTGATGGTCGAATGCCATTGTGAATGATTATGGTGAAATCGGACGGTATATCTGCGCAGGTGCATCTCATCACCAGCGGCCCTGCCACTCCAGCCGCTATCGTACCACCGATGAATTCACGACGGTTCACTTACGCACCTCCCAAGCTTACATCGCCGTAATAGTCCTCGATTTCCTTATTAGTTCGTTTGCTGTATTTCACTGCTGTCGCGTATAGGTCATTAACCAGCTCCGCCTCCTTCGTGGCCCTATCCGCAAGCACCATAACAACGAAAGCATCGACCAAGCAACTGAAAGCGTAGTTGATCGGCAAGTGAATTTTATCGGACTTTCGGCTCATGGTTGCTCGCCTTCCTCCAACGGCGTTTCCTCAATCTGCCCGCCAAAGTACAGGATATGGCCTAGCATCTCCTGATGCAGCTCGAAGCTGCACTGGGGACAGAGAGCGGCTTCTGTCGGTTCGATGGTCAGGCTGAAGTAGCTGACGCGCACGGTGGCTGTGGATGGGCAGTTGGTGCAGGTCATTCTTCCGCAATCTCCAATAGATTCTCTGCCCTGTAAATCACCAGCCATTGATCGAAGTGAAAAGACCGTCCTTCAACAAAACTATCGAACGCTTCTTTGATTGTGCCAATGAGATGTGCCGTTGGGTCGTGGTTAACGCAATCGACCATTCTCATTGCGTTTGAGATGGAGTCCGTTTGGTAAATGTGCAAGCCTCTCATTTCGCCCTCAGTAATTCAGGTCCAAACAACCGAACTCGCTCCCATGTTTTTGATGGCGTGATGCGAAATGTCCTTACCACAAAATCGACGCCATGCTTTGGATCGTGCGGCTGCCAGAGACAGCGAGCGGTCCTGCCTTGCAATAACTCCACTACGCCTGTCCTTTCTTCGATAGTCTCAGCCCACTGGATCATGGACCAAATGCACATTCCGGCTCTTGGCTTCGGATAAATCACAGCCATCGGCAGTGCGAAAAGGGCAACGAAAAATGTTCTTCTGCTCATCCGATTGACCTCGAACCCCAGATTCCTCGCCACGCTGCCCGCCGAAGCTTGTGACGTGCCCTTGTTTCTGGCGTTAGTATTGCCCGGTAGTCAGCGGTCGGCTTTGGCAAGATTACTGGTTTCCAATAATCCTTCTTTACGCCGTTTGAAAATCTGACTGTAACAGTGCGATAACCGGCTGGCGCGGCACGCTTGCCGGAAATCAGCCAAAGCAACGAAGATAATGCAGTCGCGAAGAATGTGCGGCGGTTCATTTCTTTTTTAAACCTCTCTTGACCTTGCGTTTTATAGCTACCCTCTTCTTTCGAGTGCTAATAGCTCTATTTAATTTCGAGAATCTTAATTGGCAAATCGTCCGAACAAACGCAATCTCGCCCAAGAGTTTCTTGCAGTCAGCGGTATGGCTTGCTAAAGCCTCGTCGGTGCGTTTAATCCTGGCCAGCATTACATTTTCCAGCACACTCAGGTCTCGATACGAAGGCTTCTCCTCAAAGGATGAGACGGACGAGGAGAGCGATGAGATAGAGCGATTGATTTCCAGTAAGTCTTGAGAGAATCTGCGCACATCGGTAAGTTTTTTCAGGACGTTTTTTGTTTCTTCGATATTCGCTATAAGTCCCCCAATCGCCTGACGAGTCCACGTGTCGCAGCCGATTAGATTGCTGATTTCATGGGCGAGCTGAACCGCATCGCTTGTAACAGGCGGTGTGTATTGTGCTTTTGGCGTTGCGCAGTACAGGCACAGCCTTCGTTCTTGGCCGTGCACACACAATGGGATCTTCGCAGTGTCATAGATCATGCTACTGGCACCTCAACCGGCACCTCCACGAAACTCACCGGCCTGAAAAACGCCGTAATCACCCGATCGTCTCGGTGAAACTCAAGCCAGCCGGTCTCGTCCTTCGAGACGCAATCGGCTTCGACCGTCACGTGGGTTCCACCGGAACCAAGGACTTCGTACTTCCGAACGACCTTCGCGATTTTAGCCTTACTCATTTTGGTTTCCTTTCAGAAATAGATCACCCAGACAGTTCTCTCCAGTGCGGCACTGTGTATTCGCGATTTCTGGCGCTCTCGATGAACTTGCATCTTCGCACCTCACGCTCAACCTCCCAGCCGAATCGTTTGGCCAGGAAATCCAATTCGTGTTGATCGTAGCGACCGTAAGCCAGCATCCTCGCGTCAAAGCTGAGCGTCATTCGGTAGGTGTCACCTTTTGTGCGGTCCCACTCTACCTGACTTCCTCGCTTGAGTATTGCGTCTATAGCTTGTCCCTGCTTCTCAAGTTCTTCGGCGTGTGCCTCCGATTGGCGCTTTAGCCGTTGTTCCAAGTGCGCCTCTCGCTTTTTGTATTCCGCCTCTTGAATATCAAGCGACCTCTTTTGGCCCTCAATCAACTCGTCGCCCCACTCCTTAACCGCATCTTCCATCGTGGACTTCCACACCAGCGGCCACCATTTGAGGAATCTGGCGATGATTGTCATGCTTCCTCCCCGCACCCGTTCAGGCGAGCGATGAAGCGGCCGTAAGCCTCCATCGTCGTGTGACGGCCACCAGTGAGGCGCACAGTTTCAAGTTTGACGCGCTTGCCACCTGGGCAGCCGCGATCTGCGAGAAGGCCGCGTTTCCACCATTTGCGAACGGTGTCGTAGTCGCGCGGTTCTTGAAGGTGCCTACCGAAGACGCGCAGCAGAATGGGCTTTTCAACCCGGAGATCAATGCTCACAGGGCAGAACTCAGAAGATTCCTAACGCCCTCTACCGCGATTAGCATCATGCCAATGCCAGATTCTACCAAACTTCCGTGTGCGACCGCAAGTATCTCCCACGCGATACGGAAGCTTTCATGGCCGAAACCGCTACTCCTGTTGACCCGGCAGCCGCGCCGCCTCCACCGCCCGCAGCGCCCCAACTATCGCCGGGGCAAAAGCTCCTGCAAGCCGCTCCGCTGGAACAACAGCCGCCGGTTGAGACTCCGCCGCCCGCCGAACCGCCGGCGCTCTCGCCACGCCTTGCCAAGCTGAAAGACGAATTCGGGTTCGAGAACGTAGCCGACGAAGACGAGGCGTTCGACCGGCTGGTGGACTACACGAAGAACCTGAAAAACGAGTTCAGCGCCCAGCTTCAATCGGCGATTGCGGAACTGAAGCAGACCCAGCCGACCACGGTTGCCCCGCCTGCGCCGACGCAAGACGCCAAAGGCAAATGGACTTGGGCACCACCCGCAGTTGACCCCACGATCGTTTCGCAGTTCCGCACCGCCGATGGCTGGAAGCCGGAGACCCCAGCCGACATCAAAGCCGCCGCCGAAGCCCGTCAGGCGTATCTCGATAGCTTCGCCCGCAAGTTCGTGAACGATCCGGCCGGAACACTCAGGCCGCTCTTGGAGGACACGTTCGGAGAATTCTTCGACCAGCGGTTCGGTGACATCGCCTCGCAGCAGCAGCAGCAGTCGTATCAGCAGCAGGTGTTTTCCGAGAATCCCTGGCTCTGGGAAAAAGACCCGGTATCCAACCAGCCGCAAATCGGCAGGCTCTCCGCCGAAGGCCAGTTGCTCAACCAGCACTTCGTCGAAGCCGAGCGGAGCGGCATGAGCTTCGATATGGCCTGGAAGTATGCCCATGCGATGCACACTGCGGCGAAGCTGGCCACTCAGAACAAAACCGACGCCTCCTCGCAGACGGCCGCCGAAGTCAACGCCCAGCAGAAGGCCGACCTGCTGCGCCGCGCCGGCAATCCAACGCCGAGTCGTGGCGCGAGTCTGCCAGCGCCAGCCGCCACGAACCAGACGCAAAACCGGCACTTGAGCTTTGGCGAACGCTTACGACAGAACGCCCAGCGTAACGGCGTGCCGCTTCACCCACTTGAATCAGCCTAGCCCGGCGCGCCAGCGCCGAATCAACAAGTAAGGAACCGAAACCATGACCGGCGTGACCTACCAGGGCTACACCAATACCGATTGGGCGCGTACCGCCGCAACCACGCTTGCCGATCACATCCGCGACGAGGAGCAGGCGTGGATGAAGAACTACCAGCTCGGCGCGCTGCTCGAAGCCAACGGGCGCATTTCGTACAACCACGGCGGCCGGGGCATGACCTGGCCAGTTCGCTATCGCAAGCACGCGATGGAAGGCAACACCGGGGAAACGCCGCGCAACTTTGCCCGCAAGAATCTGTGGAAGGTCGCGGCGCTGCCCAACAAGCGCGGCTATCAGGCGACCGACAGCATCAGCAAGGGCGAAATGCTGGAGAACCGCGGGGAACCGGCCATCATCAAGCTCTTTGACGACTTCGTGGAGCGCATCAGCGAGTCCATGAAGCAGGGCGTCGGGCCGGAGTTCTACATCGACGGCAACGCCACCGGCAACGAGCAGTCATGGCACGGATTGGAATCGGCCTTCGGTGCCACGCAAACCGTGACCGCCGGCACCGCCGGCGCAGTCGCCCGCACCGCGAACGCCGCGGACTTCGTGGGCTACCCCAACGATACCTACGCCGAACTATCGACGGTCCTCGGCAATGAAGGCGGCGAAGGCGATCCGGTCGCCACCTGGCCCAACGGAGTCAACGACCCAGAGTTCGATTTCTGGTCGCCGCTGCTGGTGAACTACACCTGTAGCGGATTCAGCGGTGCCGCCGACACGTGGGCCGCGCAGGGCGATGAAGCGCTGCGGTTCGGCATCATCCACGGCCAGCGCAACAGCCTGCAAGACGGGCAGATGACCAACGTGCTGCTGGACCGCAACTTGTATTTCCAACTGCTTAATTTAATAGACAACAAAGAGCAGTTAAACGTGAACAGGGGAGAGGATTGGAGCCTCGTGCGCCTCGGCTTCAAGAACGTCGTCGGATTCGACGGCATCGAAGTTTCGTGGGAGACGGGCATTCCGGCGAACGTCGGATACGGCCTGAACTACAAGAACATCGAACTGCGGTGCATGGAAGACACGATCTTCAAGAGCGAAGGTCCGTTCTACGACGAGCACACGCAAAATTACAATGCGGTCGTGTACACGCTCTCGAATATGAAGCTCAATAGCCCCAGGAACTTCGTTAAATATCTGACGCTCGCATAGGCGACTCAACTCACCAACTCACCTTCGGCACTTTGCGCCCAAGAGGATACTGAAATGCAAATCAACGATCTCCCGTGCCCAATCGGCGAATCACTCGCCGGTAAGGACGCCGCCGGCACTCTGGTAAACACCGACAAGTGCGGTCGGCCATATGTCATCCCGGCCAACCGGATGACGGCTCTGCTGCGAGGCAACAAGCAACGCTTCACCGGCAAGCCGTTGATTGGCGTGCTGATGCGGAACACGTCGGGCCTGACGATGCTCGGCAAGCGCTTGGTGCAGATTGTCCGGGCCGCCGGCTACACCATGACGCAGGAGTTCGACGGCTACTCGGCCACCTTGGCGAACAAGGGTGTCGGCTTGCTGGACCCGTACCTGCCCACGACTGGCGTGGTGGACGACGACATCGCTTGGGTGTTCTTCGGCGGCCCGCTGCCGTGCCTGCTGCCGCTGGTCGCATCGGACCATACGGCGGACATCGCGGTTGGCGACGGCCTCGTGGCAGCCACCGGCACGACCACGGGCGTCACGACGAGCGGACGAATTACCCACGTTCGGTTCGTGAACTCGACGGCCGGCGGTACGCAAGCATCACTGAACGCCTACGACATGAGCGTGGGCTTGCTGGGCCGGGCGATGAGCGCGCGGACCTCGCAAGAGACGACTGCCGGGGCGGACCTGCTGGTAGATTTTTTCATTAAATATTGGTAGGAGCCTCAGTCCGACAATTCAATGTGCCACGACCAGTATGGTGGAAGTGGCCGCACGATTGTGATGCTCGCTTCACGGTGAGCCATCGCGTGGGGCCGGATGTGGAACCATACACCACATTCGGCTTTTTTTATGAGATGAACTATGGCAACTATTACACACCAGCCGGCTGTTTACAGACTTGAAATGACGCGGGAAGAAGCGGCTGGTTTTGCGGCACTGTGCAGTATCAACCTTAAAGTAATGCTGCAAGTTCTCCGCAAGGAAATGGGCAACGTCATTGTTGATCCGTCATGTGACGAAGGGCTGCAAAGTCTTTTTGATTCGTGCCGGAAGAATGATTCGCTCAAGGAATTCAGGAGAGTGGAGTTCCGCTGAGTGCAACAAAACAACCCCGCTGTTTGAGCAACGGGGTCTAACCAGCATCACCTGAAGTTACCAGGAGAGTGGCTATGGAAAGCGTAGTCGAGACGAAGGTTTGCAGGAAGTGCGGGAATGAAAAGCCAATCAGCGAGTTTCGGATTCACAAGGAGCGATACAAGGACAGGACGTATTTCTATCGCGAAAGTAACTGCGGAGACTGCGAGAGAGCGTACAGCCGACAGAACACAGCAAAGTACAACGCCAAGAATAAAGAACTAATCTCGGCTAAATACAAAAATAAATACAGAACCAATCCGGCCTTCAGGGAGGCCATTAAAGAACGAGAGAAGATTCGATACTTGAAACGAAAGGAGGCTATCCGGGAATACGGAAAGCAGTATCGGCAAAGCAACTCGGTTGTGATTGCAGCCAAGAAGCGAAAGTACCATCTGCTGAACACGTATGGACTGACAGAAGAACGGTACATGGAAATGATCGCTGAGCAGGATGGCGTCTGTGCTATTTGCGAATGCGACATCGGCGATGGATTGTTCCACGTGGATCATTGCCATAGTACCGGAGCAGTGCGCGGGTTGCTGTGTTTTAGCTGCAACGCCGGCATTGGGCACCTGAAGGACGATGTAGATCGCTTGCTAAAAGCGGTCGGTTATTTAGAACAACACGCGAAAACAAATCACACGAATGAGCAAAAAACCTCCACTTAGGCTTTCGATTTTCATAGCCCATCCGTCCTATGGCGGAAACGGTGGCATCTCGTCGGAGCATCCAGACATCCGCGAGTGGGCCGTTGAAACCGCCTTGAAGATGCGGGCCGATCCGCGGGTCGAGTCGTTCTGTTCGGCGACGATTGCTGACACGCCCATCACGATGGTCAGGAATGAGTTTGTGCGACGTGCGCGAGAAGCCGGCTGTGACCTTTTGCTATTCGTGGACAGTGACCAATCACCCAATCTGCACAAGAAAGAGAGGTGGTTCAAGCCATTCTGGGACGAAGCGTTCAACTTCATCTACGACCGCTACCAAAAAGGTCCGCACGTGGTCGTTGCGCCGTACTGCGGCCCGCCGAACGGGACCGAGAATGTATACGTGTTCAAAGCAGTAGGTCTGGGCAATCATGCCCAGGAAACGTCTTGGAAGCTCGATTCCTACAGCCGCGACGAAGCCGCGATGATGACCGGGATTCAGGAATGCGCTGCTGGTCCGACCGGCTTGAGCCTGTGGGATATACGGGCGTTCGATCTGATTGAGCCGGTCCCTCTGAAAAAAGAGCAAATCATCGACAGGCTAATGACTGGGCAGATGACAAGGGATGAGACGCTACACGCGCTTCGTGACGGCTACTTCTACTATGAATGGAAGGACCAGCGGGCGGACCACAAAGACAGCACCGAAGACGTGACGGCCACGCGCGACATCGCCTTGGCCGGCTTGGCGAAACTGGGCTACAACCCGCTGTACTGCGCGTGGGACTCGTGGATCGGGCATCACAAGCCTTGGAACGTCGGCAAGCCACAGCGGTACACGCTGCAAAACGTCAACGCCTCCTACCGCAAGGCCGTGTTGGATAACGTCGATGGCCGCGAGCGAATCGTGGATTTGACTCCGCAAGGTGACGATCCGCTATCGAAGGAAATCCGCGCTTTGATGGCGGCGGTCGATTCTCAGTTTCCGGCAACCGCCGAGCGACTCAACGGCCATAAGGGCAACGGCTCTGTCGTTAAGCAAGAACACGGAAAGCTGATGCGGGAAACAAACGGACCTTGGTTCGTTCACGGAGGCGCACCGCCAGAGCAACTACTGGCCCTTCAAGATCAAGTGCGCTCTCACGGCCATTGCTTCAGGCGGCCTATGCGGATTCTGGAAGTCGGCACATGGCTCGGAGGAACTGCTATCGCGATGTCTGATGCGATGATCGGAACATGCGTGCATTGCGTCGATACGTGGGAAGGCTCACCGACAGATTGCACTGGCGAGTGCGCGAAAGAAGCGGGTGGGGCAGATGCGGTATTTGAAGAATTCAAGAAGCGTATCGGGCAACGACTAGACAAGACGATCTTTCCGTGGCGCAAGCCGTCTCTGGAAGCCGCCGCTATGGAGTGGCAGCCGTTTGACATCATCTTCATCGACGCCGAACACACCTACGAAGCCGCCAAGTCGGACATCCTGGCGTGGTGGAAGCATCTACGTGACGACGGCGTGATGGTTGGACACGATTACGAAACTAGCGGCTGCATGGGCGTGACCAAGGCCGTTAAGGAATTTTTCGGAGATTCCGTGGAGACGTTTGGTTGGGACGCTCAGGGCGCGATGTGGAAGGTTCGCAAGACCGACTACCCGAATATGGATGCACTCGCTGAGGAGTATTTCCGTGACGCCGCGTCAGTTAGCTAAGACCCCGACCGGAATGAAAGTTTGCGGGAAGTGCCAACGGGAACTCCCCAAGAACACGGACTTTTTCGCTCGCGACAACGAGAAGGAGGACGGATTCAAAAGCTGGTGCAAGGTGTGCCGGAAAGAGAGTCGCGACTTAGCCAAGGCAAAAGAAGCCGCTGAGGTTTTGAAAACGCTCGATATGGGCATCTTGAGGAACTTGGCCGAAGCAAAGCCTGGAGGAACAACCGTTCCACACGTTGCCGAGATTTACCAGAACGTGATGGCGCTGCTCGGCGGAGTTCAGGGGTTCTCAATGCACCTTGTTGCCAATTTGCACGCCGCCCCACCAGGAGGGCAAATCCGACAAAGAATACTCCACGACGTTCTGAAGATGGGAGAGGCGGTATCGGACTCCAACAAAGTGTCGATGCCGGCAGAGCTAATGAGCGAAGACGATTTGGAAACCGAAATCAAACGCCGCGAGGACCGGATGAAGATTGTGTCCGGCAAGTTCACTGAAGTAACTGACGATGAATCCGACCGACAACCCGAATCAGGACGTGACGCGGTTGCTGGATAGCGCCAGCGGCAAGGTCACAGACTGGGAGAAGAAACAGCATCGCAGGCTGGTAGCGGAGAAGCTGCGCCGCGAGTGCGAGGCGTTGCGGGTGTACGAACCTCTCGACTTCCAAGAGGAGTTCCACCGCTGCACTGCACAGCAAGCCCTGATTCAGAAAGGGAACCGGACTGGTGGATCGACCGCCTTGATGGTGGAAGTGGCCCGCGCGTTCACTGACCAAGATCCGCATAACAAGTATCCCAAGCGCGGCGGGCGGATTGTATTGCTTGGCTACGGCGAGAAGCACATCGGCCGCGTGTTCTACGACAAGTTGTTCCGGGCCGGGGCGTTCAAAATCATCCGCGATAAGGACACCGGCAAGTGGCGTGTCTATCGCCCGTGGGCAGATTCAGATCGGGAATCGGAATCCAAGCCTGCCCCGCCGCTGATTCCGCAGCGGTTCATCGAAGGCAAGATTTCGTGGGAGAAGCGCTCAGAGCGCGTGTTCTCGGTCGTCCGCTCCACGGTGGACTGGGAAATCTACGCCACCAACAGCGCCGGCGATCCAGGCCAAGCGCAGGGCTTCAGCGTCAACCTGTACGGCATCGACGAAGACCTGGCGACCAGCGGGTGGTACGAAGAAGCCGTTGGTCGTATCGCGGACTGCGGCGGGTTTATTCGCTGGTCAGCTTTGCCGCACGCCAAGAACGATGACCTGATGCAACTCGTATCTCTGGCCGAAAAAGAAGCTGAAAAACCAGAACCAACGGCAGTCATCATTCGGTCGTCGATCTTCGACAACAAATATCTGCCACGGCAATCGGTTGAAAACTCGGTGACGGCTTGGAAGTCTCAGGGCGACGACATTTACCGCAAGCGGGCGCTGGGTGAAATCAACATCAACTCCACGCTCATGTATCCATCGTTCAGCAAGAACGTGCATGACGTGATGACCAGCCCCACGCTTGTCGAGGATCAACAATACCTGGCCGCCAACAACGGCAAGATTCCAGACGACTGGACAGCGCCCAGAATTCTCGCCGCCAGAATGGGTGAGCCGCCCGACGACTGGACCCGGTACGTCAGCATCGACCCTGGCTCAACTGTCCTGGCGATTGAATTCCTGGCAGTACCACCGGAGCAACTTGGCGACCAGATTTTCCTCTACGACGAATCGTATATCCGTGACCCGTCAGTTCCGACAGAGGCATTCGGAGATGCGATGCAAATGAAATGCTCGGACAGGGTAATCCAGGCGTTCATTTTCGATATGCACGGCGGGAGGCTCCGCAGCATCGCTACTGGCCAACAGCCGGTGACTCAGTACCAAAGCGCCTTGGAAGTTCGCGGCGTCAAGTCTGTGGCAACCGGCCACGGTTTTCGTCACGCCTTTGACGACCGCAAACAACGAGAAGAAGACATGCGTTCTGCGCTGGCCATTCGTCGTGACGGTCAGCCAAGGCTGATGATCGTGGCTGGCAAGTGCCCCAGCTTCGTGTGGGAGATGGAGCGTTTCAAGAAGAAGGTCGTCAAGCAGTGGGGCAAAGAGGTTCCCATTGACGAAGGCGACCGGCGCGTAGGAACGCACGCCATCGACGCCATAGAAGGTGCTATCGCACTGGACCTCCCATATATCAAGCCACGCAAGCAATCTCTGGTGGCTGAATACATCAACCACTTCAAGTCGTGGGGTGATCGAATGCGTCGCCGAGAAAATGGCCAAGCCGGCGAATCGCAACACATTTCACTTGGCCCTATTGGAGTTGAATCGTGACCGCTACCGCCGAAATGCCAGTCAGCCCCGTGACCAACGTATCCAAGCTGACGGTCAAAGAACAAGCCGAAGCCGATCTGCGAACCAGAGCCGAGGCATACGTGATGCCCAAGCCGCAGAAGGGTTCTGCTGTGCTGTGGTATCCACACGCCAGCAAGACCGATAGCCCCGAAGTCGGCTTCGTCTGGAAAGCCGGGCATCGCAACATCGTCGTGCAACTGATCGCCGGAACCGTCAAGGAAACCGTGCGGCATATCGACGACCCCAAGCTGCAAATGGGAACGTCGCAGCGCGAGAACGGGGCGTGGGATTTCACCGACAAAGACAAGGCCGACATCAAACGTGACGAGAAGTTGGCGGCCCTCGAAGCCAAGTTCACCGAATTGGAAGACCTCGTTTCCGGTGGGAAGAAAAAGAAGCCTGAGTAATGCCCAAGAACGCTGACCTAACATCGCATCCGATGCGCTCGATTTGTGACGCCTGGCTGGCGAAAATCCAGCTTGCGCTCAAGGTCCGCCACGAGAAGTTCGGCAGCAGCGCTGAAGAATGCTCGCGGTTCTACGACGGCAATACCAACTGGATGTGGGACGACAAATACTCCCGCGGAACCAGCGGGTTTCTCGACAAAGAAGGCGGCGTGCTGCCGACGTTCCGTGTCACGATCAACAACGTGTTCAAGGCCGTCGCCCTGTTCGGGCCGGCGCTGTACCACCAGAATCCGACCGTGCTGGTGTCGCCGCTGCCACGCGACCAGTACCCACCGGAAGCATTGGGCATCGACCCCAACGATCCTTACGGAATGCAGCAATACGAACTGCTGGCAATGGAAGAGGATCGGGACTGGAAAACGCAAGAAGCCTGCGCCTCAGTCAAGAGCCGCTACATCAACTGGATACAGCAAGAGACGGACAAGAAAACTCACGCCCGCCGGGCCATCACGGAAGCCATCGTCGCTGGTGTCGGCTATCTGGAAACTACTGTCTTCCAGCCGCCGGCCAGTCAGATCGTCATGCCCCGCTCGACCTACCTCTCCTGGTGGGACGTGGCACTCGATCCCGACGCGGACTACTACGAGGACTTGCAGTGCATCTACATCCGCCGTGTGCAGCCGGTGAACCTTGCCGAGAGACGGTTTGGTTTGGAGCCGGGCGACCTCAAGGGTCACATGCAATCGTTCGAGGCGCAGGCCAGCCCGTCCGCCAAGAAGGAGGCCAGGCAAAACCGCAACGGCCGGACGTTCGACCTGATTGAATACTGGGAAGTGTTTTCCAAGAACGGGTTTGGCGACAAGCTGCATGACGAAACCAAGAAAGAACACGACTTCGATTACTCATCGCTGGGCGATTACTGCTGGATTGTCGTGGCGAAAGGAATTCCCTATCCGCTCAACTGCCCAACTAGCGTGCTGGCAGAGAACGATGCTGAGGCCATGAAGGCGATGGTGCAGTGGCCCGTTCCATATTGGAACGACCAAGGCGGCTGGCCTATCTCGCGGCTGACGTTCTACGAGAACCCGAAGTCGGTATGGCCGGTGAGCTTGTTCAAGCCTGCCATCGGTGAGATGCGGTTTGTCAACTGGTGCATGTCGTTCCTGGCAGACAAGGTGGCGTCGAGTTGCACGACCTACGTGGGCATCCTCAAGGCCGCTGGCGCACAGATTCAGAAACAGATTTCCGGCACCAGCACGCCGTTCACCGTTGTCGAAATTGCCGAAGCGCTGGGAATTAAGAGCATCAACGAGGCGATTTCCTTCATCCAAGCCCCTAATTTCCCCGGTGACATTTGGAAGATGTTGGCGGAAGTCGGTCAGGAGATTGACGAAAAAACAGGCGTCACCGAACTGCTGCAAGGCTTGACCAGCCACGCGATGCGCAGCGCCGCTGAAGCCAACATGAAAAACGAGCGGGTGTCCGTGCGACCCGATGACATGGCATCCCGCACCGAAGATTTCCTGAGCGAAGTGGCGGTGCGTGAGATTCAGGCTGCCCGCTGGTTCTGCGAGGTCAATGACGTAGCACCGTGCGTTGGCCGGATGGGTTCGATCATCTGGCAGAACTATGTGCTCTCTCAAGACCCGGACGAAGTGGTGCGCGGCTTCACCTATCGTGTGGAAGCCGGTTCGACTCGCAAGCCGAACAAGCAAACCAAGATTGCCCAACTCACGGAGCTGATGCAGTACATGCCCACGGCGTTCCAGACGTTCATTAGTACAGGGGAAGTCGGGCCGTACAACGCCCTGATGACGGAATACTGCAAGGCCAATGATATGGACCCGCAGCCGTTTCTCGTTCAACCGCCGCAACAGGAAGGCCCGTCGCCAGAGCAGCAAGAACTGCAAGCGGAAATGGAGTTCAAGATCGCTGAGCTTCAGTTGAAGGTTCAGGAAATGGAAGCCCGGCTCGGCATGGAAGCCAGGGCGCAGGATCAGGAATTGGAGCACGAACGAGAGATGCACAAGCTCGACATGACCGCCAAGCGGGAAATGTTGACGCTCAAGAAGCGGGAATCAAAGGCCAAGCAGCAGGCCACTAAATCCAACGGTAAAGCCAAAGCAGGAGCAAAGCGATGACCGCAGAAGAACTAAAACGTGACTTGGAAGTGTCTGCCAAGTACATCTTAGACTCGATAGACCGGATTCCAACCATCATGGCTGCCGGCGAGTTCTCGCCCGTGCGGAAGGTCGCGACGGCGATTCTGGAGTTCTCGCTGTGGATCGACACGCTACCAGTGCCTCCAGAGCCATCGCACGCTGAGGCGCTGGTTGACGAGAAGCCAGAGAAGCGTCCGCACGCCATACACCAGCCTCAAAAGCACAAAGGAGCGAAGCACGATGACTCCTGAAGAAAAAGCCGCCGCCGATAAAGCCAAGTCCGATGCCGAACGCCAGGCGCTCAACGACGCCCTCAACGTCGATTGGGACACGTTGGAGGGAAAGTTGAACACCAAAGTCAAGGTGTTTCTGGAACACTTGGGACGCCACGTAAAGAACGGAAACGCCGAATCAACGGCAGAGGTCACGGTCAACGACAAGCCGTACTACTTCACACTGTCGATGCGGGCTAAGGCACCGCCTGAGCTAAAGAGGTTTCCCCGGTTCGTGATGTGGCAAGGCAATAAAGTCTCCTTTGCCTTCACCGAACTAGAGCGTTCGACATTCCTCGACGCCAATCCGACCTACCAGTACGCGCAGATTCCGCAGGAGCAACCGTGAGCGGCATTTCCAGAGAAGTCCGATTAGAGCAACTGCAAGCCGACGCCGATGCGTGCGGTCCCGCTGCTCGTGCGCTGTTCGACCGCCTGATTGCGGAAGGGAAGACGCCCGAAGCCGCCGCCATGTACGCCTGCCAGCAAGCGCCGGGAGCCAGAAACACCGACCGGGCGTTCTGCCAGGGGGCGCATCGCCAGATGGAATCCATGACTCCGATCAACCGCGATGCCATTCAGCGGATTGCCAAGCGGGCCGGAATTGCCACGCAAGGCAAGTTCTACAAAGGTTCGCTCGGACGCTACGACGATCCGGCAGCCTGGGTGAGTTGCGCCCAAGACGTTGTGACCGCCGCCAAAGCCAAGCGACTCGACATCGACGGCGTGGTGAAATGCAACGGCGTGATCCGCGACGACCTCCCGCCACCGCCAAGTACGCCGCTGGCCCCTGACCTCGTGCAGAGCCTAGCGGCGGATTACATCACCAGCGACCCTGCTCTGGCGGAGAAGTGCCGCAAGAGCAAGCACGCTCGGATGGAACTGAGGGAGCGAATCATTGAAACGCATGGCCGCAAAAAGCGCGTCAAGAAACCTAATCGTCTGGTGAAATAGTTTCCACAATCACAGGAATAGCATCGGCAGGAATTGGACAAGCCTCATGCGAACCGTTGGGAAGCACAAAGTTGTTTTCGGCAGCGCGGCACCACTTGGCGAAAGTGGGGATTGTCCAGCGCTTGCCTTTCGTCGCGCCAGTAATCTGCTTGAGTCCGATGCTGTTGCAGTATTGGGATGCCTGGGTGTAGCTGAGTTGCCCTTGACGCATGATACCGGCAAGTTCGCGAGCGAGGCGGCGCGACAACTGATCCTCGACGAAATAGCGCTGGGGGCCGGTAATTCCAGGGACACTGGCAACTACGATCTTCCAGCCAACGGGGGGCTTGCTCCAGGGGCGACCCAGACGTTTACGGTGGGCCTTGCTTTCGCGCGTTCTGCGGCGGATGTCCAGAACCTCCAGTCGCTTGAGCTGGGCCATGATGACAAAGAATGTCTCGCCCATCGGCGTAGTGGTATCGAGCTGCATCCCGCCGAAGTCGAGAATCCAGAGATTGATCTTGTGTTGATGAATGTAGTCCATCGTGTCCACGGCGTCTCGCACTCCAGCGATCAGTCGGTCGAAGTTAGAGACGGCAATCACGTCTCCCGGCTTGCACGCAGCGAGAATGAGGCTGCCGCAATGTCTTTCCCTGAAGCAACTCTCCCTCCCAGTAGCTTCGTCTGCAAGCCACCCGCCCCACTCAGCGTCACGCCACAGCGGGTCGTTTGCCTTTCTGAGCGCGAAAGCGTCTGTGACCTTAGCGTGCTGCTGGTCGGTCGAGAGGACTTGGTGGCTCTTGGAGGCCCGCCCGTAACCGTAAACGGTAACTGCCATTTCATTACTCCCTGCCTAGAGGAAATTGGAAATGGGACTGGGCCGATACCGTCCAGCGGTGCCAACAGGCAGAAGAGCGCCGAAAGACAGGATCATTTATGACGTGGATCAGACGCCAACCCAATCCCTGCCGAACATTGTAAGCCATGCCCGTCATCCAATCCAGCACAGAAATCCAGACGTACTCAGACGCCGTTCAGTACGTTCTCGACGCGCACGCGCTGGGCCGCACTCCCACAAACGAACGCCACGCACGCTCCGCCATCCGCCGCGCCTATCGCGACCTCCCCAACAAGCACGCCTGGAACTATTACTACCGCCAGCGGTTGCTCCAAACCGTCGCGGACTATGCGACCGGGACCATCGTATTCGATTTTGCAGGCGGGGCACACGAACGGATGTTGACGCTCACCACGGGAACCTGGCCATCGTGGGCAGCCTATGGTCGCGTCATTATCGACGACGTGCATTACGAAGTGGACGACCGCAAATCGGACTCCATCATCACCCTCACCGAAACCAGCAACCCCGGCGCTGACGTAGCCTCGACTACATTCACCATTTACCGCAACTCCTATCCGCTGCCGGCAGTGTTTGGAGTCATGGTCGGCCTCTGGGAAATTGGCGATCGGCTGCCCATCCACTTCGTAGATCAGAGAAACCAGCACCAATCCCTGCAAGAGTTCTACGAGAATCCTGGCACTCCCTGTCACGCCACGATCAGGGCCACTGGGAAATACCTAAGCGGGCAGGAAATTGTCTTTGGTCCGCCACCGTCTGAGGCGCTGACCTACGACATGCTGTTCCAGTCGTACCCGCGCCCATTGAACATCGAGGAGTACAGCAACGCCACGGTGTCGATTACCTCTGGGGCGGCGACGGTCACAGGGGCCACTGGGGTCGTGTTCCCGACGACCTGCGCCGGTTCCGTGATTCGCTTCTCGTCTGGTGCGGTAAAGCCGACCGGGCCGCTGGGAGCGATCGACGGTGCAGAAAACCCGTTTGTCCATCAGGGCGTCATCAAGTCCAGGGATACCGCCACGCAACTGACGCTGGAAGAAGTCATGCCGACGACGATAGCCACCTTATCGGCCGTCGGCTACACGATCAGCGATCCCATCGACATCGACACGAACCGGATGCTGAGCGCTTTCCAACTGGCCTGCGAGGCGGATTTCTCCAGGCTGGCGGCACGCAAGGACATGCTGGAGAAGTCCCAAATGGCTGCTAGCGCCCTGCGGTTAGCGATGGAAGCCGATGAGCTAGTCGTCAACGCGCGCGGGAACGCCGTTCACGATCCATTCAAACGGACGCACGTAACCACTGAAGCGTAATGGACGTTCACGAAAAATTCCTTGATGAACTGGTCGAAAAAACCAAAGGACTCGCGCTCGGCTTCCCAGAGTCGGAAATACGCAATCGCCGCCTGGAGCATAAAGTTGAATCCGATGGCCGTGTTACAATCCAGACCTGGGAACAGGGCGTCACATTTTTCCCGATGCAGGAGGCCGAATCAGCCGGAACCAACCTACGAGAAGACATAGGCTACGGGTGCGGGTGCGTGATCGTGCTACCAGCCGATCATGGCTCCGCCGACAATCTTGGGAAGGTGCTTGAAGCCCGCTCCAAGATTCGCCGCAAGTTCATTCATCAGCGGATGGATGCACTGCTGTCAGGCGGCATGTACCTGACAACGAAGGTGCAGCACCTTCCAATCAACCAACCACGCGATGGCCATCAGTACGAAGCGAGTTCTCTGTTAATCCGTTGCTGGATTCGGGAACCGCGAGGCTGACATGGCTAGTGATGCACAAGGGGCACTTACTCGATTATTTGTCGAGCCTGGGGCTGCTCCGCACACATTCGACTCTAGCAGTGAAAGCTACGAGTACGTTTCGGAGTCGGTAAAGAAGCGTGGGCGAGTAATCGGGGCCACCGGGATTCGCGGCACGCGATCCAGTCCCAAGGAACGGGCGCGGCTGGGCGCTTACACCGTGGGCGGGCGGATCGTCTTCAATGTTGACCCCGGAATGCTCGACCTCTGGCTGCCTCGCATCTTGGGTGGCACGGAGAGCGTTGACGTTTTCCCGCTGGCCGAGACGCTGCCTGAGTTCGGGCTGCTCTTTAACCGCGTCACAACGACGTTTGAATACAAGGCGTGCCAAGTAGCGCGGACTATGTTCCACGGGCAGGCTGGTCCTGGCGACGGCGACGTGAACTTGATCGAGATGGTGATCGAGGTCATGGCCAAGGATGAGGCCACCGGAACCAGCGCCCCCAGCGTAACGCTCAGCACGTCTGCGAACACAGCGCCCTACGTCCACTCCGACGCCACGTTCTCGTTCAATAGTGGCGCGCGTCAGCCGCGGGAATGGTGGGTGATGATTGACAACCACCTGCAAGCCAGGTGGGTCAACTCTCTGACGGCCACTCGAATCAGCGCCCGCGACCGTACCGTGGTCTGCCGTATCGCAGTTCCCTACGACGACGACGCGGCCAACCTTTATACGCAATCAGCGGACGGCGCTTCAGGAACGGTCACGCTCACCAACGGCAACATGAGCACGCTGTTCACGTTTGCCAATCTCAAGCCCGTCACGGAAAGCCCGGTGACGCCAGGTAAGACCGAACTCGAACTCTACGTGAACATGGTAGCTCGCATGGATGGAAGCACTCGCGAGCTTGTTGTGACCTCGGATTCAACAGCCTAAATGCCACTCCCAGATGACATTCTCCCCGAAGACCCAAAAGACCCGCTTCCGCAGGGTGTTCAGCCTGCTGCGCCGCAAGAGAGCGAGGAGGTCGAGCAGACTTCCCAAGAGCAGCAGATCGAGGCCGATAGTTCGTTCGACGACCTGCGGCAGATTTCACAAAACACGTTTGAGGCGATGCAGGAAGCGGCTACGCCTGCCGAGCCGGATGAAGAACCGGAACTAGAGCCTCCGCCGCCACGCCAGCCGCCGCCGAATTCCGAGCCACCAGAAACCGCCAAGGCGTTCGACGAACTGAAGCAGCGGACAACTGCCGAGTTTCAAAGCAACGAAGAACCGCCCGGCACGCTTCAGGAGTATCTGGAGAAGCAGGCCGAGAGCGAGCCGGAAGAATTCGACACCAGTGAAATGCAGGATCAGCCGTTCGACGTTGACCTGAGCAGCATGGAAAGCGGTGGCGGTGGCCAAAAAGAAATTGGCTCGATCCTGAATTCCATCCTAGCCGTGGACACGGCCCAGACTGATATGCTGCTCGACCTGGAACAGAAATTCAACATGCTGCTCAGAAGGCTCGAAACGGGGAGGCTCTGAGTGGCAAGCCAGTTGATTTTTGGCAGTTTCGCATTCGAGGAAAACGAAGCCAACCTCGTTGGCGTTTCTAAGCGCACGCAGTACAGCCAGCGCAACAAAAAGCTCCAGCTAGTGAGGGAATGGAACGTCGAAGGCGAGATCAACGCGGCAACTCCGGCTGCCATCATCGCCCGCATCCAGGCGATCGAGAACGCTCTTGCCGTGGACGGCGGACAGGCTACTTACTCCATCGACGGCGCGGTAGCCCATCAACTCACCGCCAATTCCACCTCTGGCGTGCGCGTTGCCTATTCGGCATTTCCCAAAGGTGACGCTGCGGAACTCTGCACGACGCGCACATTCGCCTTCAAGCTCCGGGCCGTGTACGACGCCCAGACGGAAGCCGGTGGCGACGACCTCGTGTTCTTCCAAGAGTCGATCAGCACGGAAGGCGACGGCAGCCCGTTGGTAATCGTCGTCACGGAATATCCCGGCGTGCAGACGGTAGGCGGATTGAGCGCCGTGGAGTTAGCGCCGCGCACGGCCGTTTATTACACGCAAACCGGAACGGCTGTCGGCTACTCGACTTATCCAGTTGCACCGCCGCCGTTCAATCCAGACGGGTTGTTTGGATACCTGACTCGCATCACTCGCATTGGCGGCCGGCAAGTCGGCAACGGCATCAGATTTTTTACGACCAAGTGGTTTTATCGGATGGGGAGGGACGTGGCAATTTTTGGCACCCTCGACCCTATCCCGACATCGAAATGAGGTGAGTAATGGCTACGCGCAGCTTCATCGGTGCCGGGGCAAATGTTCGGCAAACCTATTCCATTACGATGGCCGGCACGGGCGATTGGGTCGCAGCGGATACGGTTACCGCCACGGTCGCCAACATTGCTTTCGTGACCACGATCGGCTCGCTCCTCACCGACGCCCAAGTAGCCACAACGGTATTCCAGACGCTCAGCGGGGCTACTCTCACTGACACAACCGCCTCCGCCACGATTGGCACTGGTGACGTTGGCGCTACCGCTATCCCGCAATTCGGCACGTCCGAGTTCAACGCGACCAATCCTTCAACGGGAGTCGTGCTGCTCACGGGCGGCCCGGCCAGCCCCAGCCCGGCTTGGCTCGCTGGTAAGCCGTTCACGATTGCGATCACGGAAAATACAACCGGCGACGAAACAGCCACCGGGGCCGCAGTCGTCACTCCCACCAGCCAGGCCCATTGGGACCAGCCGGATAATTGGAGCGGCAACACCGTCCCGATCGACAGCGACATAATCGCTTTCGACACCGGGAACGTAGACCTGCTCTACGCGCTGACGACTGCCATTCAGCCGCTCACGGTCAACAAGAGCAAGCAGTACACGGGCAGTGTAGGACTGGCGTATATCAACGTCGATAATCCGGCCAAGCCTTACGCCGAATATCGCACGCCCCTCTATCTCACATTCGACGACAACAGCATCACCACGACGCTGAATCTGGAAACAGGTACAGGGCAGGGCAGCAGCCGGTTCATGGTGGACAACGGAGCCGGGCAGGCGGTGGTAAACGTGCTTGGCAAGGGGTCGCGCAAAGACCTCGGCACACCTTGCATTCTGTGGAAGGGGACGAATGCGGCTAACATCGTGCGGAACATCGCTGGCGACATTGGCATCGCCTTCTACGCTGGAGAAACCGCAGTCGTTGCCACGCTGACGACCGGCGATAGCTCGACCTCCCAAGCCGAGACAGTCTGCGGCAGCGGCGTCACGCTCACGACTGTCACGCTCAACGGCGGGAAGCAAGAGACGAGTTCTGCGATCACCACGGCGGTTCAGAACGGCGGCAACTGGACGCATCTGCTGGGCACGGTCACGGCGCTGACGATCAACACGGGAACCCACTACCCCAACGGCGCAGCGACCTACACGACTATCACCGTCCGCACTGGCGGCAAGCTCGACTGCTCAAAGGGGACGGCCAGCTTCGTCGTCACCAACCCGATTCAGCTTTTCAAGGGTGCAATTATCAACGACCCCAATGGCCGGATGGGGAACTTCGCGTTCGTCTTGAACGGCTGCAACCTGGAAGACGTGACGATCATCACGCCGTATGGAAAAACTTTAACTTTGTCGTAATGGCACCACAAATCGTAATCGACTACGGCGGCCTTACGGGTCGCGGCCTGACGGGCACCTTTACGCGCGGGGTTAGCCCCAGCACGTTCACCCTCTACTGCA